CAGAAATCATCATTTTATCATATGACCCTGCTGCTTTATCCCCTTCTATAATTTTGTCTTGTGCACCCGCTCTGTTTACCTGTGAAACAGACCAAATAGGTATGCTTAATTGCCTTGCTAATCCTTTTGCGCTGCTATAAATATCATCAATTTCATCTTTACGCTCACGAGTTTTTCTTTTTCCTGAAAGAAGATCGACATAATCAATAACTACTAAATCTGGTTTGACTCCCATATTTGTACATTTGTTAATATGTGATTCAATTGTTGACATAGTTGCCCTTCCTGTAGGAAATTCTTTGATAACTAACTTACCTGGTAGTTGAGGTATGACCTCTTCTACCTTTGATTTAAATGAATCTATTTTTGTAACAGGTATTTTAGTAAAGAAAGAATCATATCGTTTTCCGATATAATCTTCTCCTAATTCTAAAGTATAATGGATAACATTATAACCTAATCTAACTAATGCTACAAGAGACCACGATTTACCACCTCCAGGATTACCAAAAATAAGACCAAAGTCTCCATTTCCCAATCCACCTTGTAGTAATTCATTAATACGATCCCAAGGCGTAGGTATAGTGATTCTAGAATTTTTCCTATATCTGTCTTCAATATTTTTATTATATTCATGTCCTACATTTTTATCTTGCCCAGCTTTTAAAGCATTATCAACTATATGTCTAATACCTTCGAAATCTCCCGCTTTTAATAGATCAACGGAAGTCATTAAAGCCTTTTTTAATTGTTGATTTTTACAAAAATTAGTAAATTCTTCTTGTACATACTCTAAATCTTCATCTGATGTAACATAAGCTTGTTTTAATTGTTCTTTTATAGATACTTTTAAAACATCATTATCTAACTTTTGTAATTCAACTTTAAGTACTTCTAATGAAGGTGTCGTATGATACTTATCATAATACTTTAAAATTTCTTTAATTGTCCATTTTTGGGCATTATTTTCAAAATATTCTTCACTAACAATATCATGAATATTAGTTAAAAACTCTTTATGAGTAAGTAACGAAGATAAAACCTTTATCTGAAATTCTGTTCCGTATTGATTTATATTATTTAATGTCAATTTTTATAACCTTTAAATTGTAAAAAATTATCTCTTAACCATATTTCCAAATTCCTAATCATACCACCTAATTTATCTTCATTATATAATTGAATAAATAATTTATCATGTAAATCAGGAAAATCCGATTTAATAACAGTATCAAGATATTCTTTTTCATTATCATCTATCATTGGAATAGACAGATCCATAACTTTATAACTAGTTTCTAATCTATTTCTGTCATGAACTATTCTTGAATATACAACATGTTCTTTAAATTTCCTAGCTGATATATCAAAAATGTCTTCTAATGTCAAATTTTGAGTTTGTAACTCAGGAAATTTTTTATATATTCCTTTTACACCTAGACCTTTTACTCCTGGTATCTTGTCTGAATTATCCCCTAATAATGTTTTATATAAAATAAAGTTTTTAGATAAACACCCAAATTTTTCTGTTATAACTTTAGGTGTATAATACTCCTTTTCCATTGGTCTATATAAAATAATTTTATCAGTGACTAATTGTACAAAATCTTTATCACTAGAAACTATAAATACTGTTGAATTATATTTTTCAACTAGTTTATTAGATAACACTGCTATAACGTCGTCGGCTTCTACTTTATCTATTGTTATGGTTTTAATAGGTAATAATTTTAGATATTGAATTAGACGTACTATTTGGTCAACTTTTGCATCATGTTCATCATCAACATCTTCAAATATTTCCCAATTAGTAATTCGTTGAAGATTCCTATCCTCTTTGTACTCGGGGAGCAGGTTCTTGCGGTTGGTTGATGAACCCGCTCCATCGAATACTACATAAACAGAGGTTGGTTGAACTTGTCTAATTAAAGCACCTAAAGAACGTAAAAAACCCCCAAGACCACCAACATGTATCCCATCAGGATTTACCATGTTAAGCATTGCAAAATTTCTAAAAAATAGGTTCAACCCATCTATTAATAGAACTTTATCGTGTCTTTTTAATTGAGGTTCTTCCCCTTGCTCTTGGACAGAGTCCAAAAGATTAAATAGTTCTTTATGCTTCATTATTGTTATTCTGGTTCTTTCTCAAATTGAGAAACATCTTGTATTTCTTCTCCTTCTTCAACAACATCAAAATCTAAACCACCAAGAATTTTTACCCATTCTTGTGCATGATTATTCTTATACTTCTTTAATTCATTTGGATCATCTTTAATAAAACCATGAGGTGTCATTACTATTCTTCCTCTAGTAGTAACCCCATTAATATGATTTTTATCAATTTGTAAATTACATCTTTTAGCAAATTCTACTTGTTTTCCATCTTTAATTGCTTTAATTTTAGATGTCCCAGCAGACATAATATTACCAAATGTTACTACAAATGTTGAATCAAACCACATAGCATAACCTCCTTTGTTCATCAACTTAGGTTGACCCATAGGGGAAGCTGGTTTTAATGTCCAAACTTTATTAACACAAACTAGTGTATTAGTATAAGGTGAAGATTCTTTTCTTGATAATGTAATTCTTTGATTAACATTATTTCCAAACTGTGTTGACATAGCTCCTGCATTCCATTCATTATTATTTTTATTAGATTTAATAGACATTTCACAAGGTACTGATCCAATACTATCCCATAAGAATAATAAATCATAAGGTAAATTACCTTTCTTTTGTTCATCTAATAAATCTAAAATAAATCCAGCTACATCTTCAATTGAATTAATAGTTTCTCTGTCAATATAAAGAAAATTACCTTCATAACCTACAACTTCATTTGTTTCAGGATGACGTTCTACTTCAATATCAAGGCCCATTTGAATAGCATGTTCCCAATTCCACTTCATCTCTGTAATAATAAAAACAGGCAGTATTCCGTTATTTTGGGCGGATACTGCTGCTTCTATCATTGCTGTAGTTTTACCTGTGTCAGAATGACCTCTAAGTAAAACAATATGTCCCATAGGAATACCTGGGACTGATGTAACTTCACCAAAAGCAGGTGATAAGGGAATCCATTCTTGGTCTTTAAATTTGATGTTTTTATCTAAACCTTTTTTAGATTTAAATTTTCCTAGATCAAAATTAGCCTTAATCTCAGCAGATACAGCTGCTGATAGTGATTTTTTTGTTTTTCTCCCCATTATTCAAATAGATTATCAAATTCATCCTTTTTACTTTGCTTCGATTTAGAAGTATCTAAACTAAATTTAGATTTAGATTCTTCCTTTTCCCAAGGTAAATCTTTAGGATCATTATCAAAATCATTTGATGGTTCAGAAATAACATCACCTTCTTCACCTTCTTCAGGTGATAACCATTTTTCTAAAGCTGATTTCATTTCATCAAAAGTATAACGCTTAAATAATTCTTCAGGATTTGGTTGTTCCTTTAACCATGTTTCTACAGTAGCAGAATCTTCACTAAGTGGTGTGGTTTTAAGTCTAACTCTTACGGAAGATTTATTATAAGGTGTACCAGTTGATTCTGGGCCTACAGTTTCTACTGTTAAATCTCTACCACTAGATACATCAGTATAATCTCCAATTTCATCATCAACAGCAAGTGCTAATAATTCTTCATATACTAATTTACCAAATTGCCACAATCTAACACCTTTATCCTCCTCTCCTCTAACTATTACAGGAACAAAAATACGGTTTTTAGCGTCTAACTTTTTTGCAAGTATGTAATTTTCTTTATTATACTCTTCTCTAAGTTTTTGAGCAAATAAATGAATAGGGTCTTTTTCACCAAAATTTAAAGGTGAAATCATAACCTTGTTTGTAATCCCATAATAAAATTTTAATTCTTTAAATGGGTTCTTTTTATCAAAAGCCGAAGGTACAATTCTAATGATTTGTTTACCTACACTAGGTCTCCAAAAAATTTTAGTATAATCGGTCTTTTGACCTCCACCCTGAGGTTTTGATTGGAGGGTGTCCAATTTCTGTTTAAGTAATGATAAATCCATAATTATAACTTATTTTTAATATAACATTAATATACGAAATAGTAATCTAAAAACCAAATGATTTTTAAATAATTACTACTCCTTTTTTTTCTATTACTGATAATGCGCAATCTTGGGCAAAATCAATACTAGATTTGATACCTTTATTTTTTAAAATACCACAAACAAATGCAGCAAAAAAAGTATCACCAGCACCTGATAAATCAGATACTTCTGCTTGTCTTTTAGGTGGGATAATAGTACCATTAAAATCTACTCCTTTTTCACCTAAGGTAACTATTAAATTACCTTTATAATCTTTTAAATTTTTTCTATTTCTATTGTATTCTACTTCATTAATCTTTAAAAATGTAACTCCGTTAATCCATTTATTAAAAAGTTTTTTAGAATCAATAAAGGTCATAGGGTATTTATGAATAAGATATTTAATAGTACTTTCAGTTAAAAAGCCCTTATCATAATCACTAATTACAACTGCATCATAATCTCCTAATTTAGTAATAGTATTATTTTTTACTCTCTTACAATGATCATCTTCGTCTACCCTTAATAACATTTGATTTGTTTTTTTATCTACTAATCTTGTTTTTGTTATCTCATCTTCATTAGTAACTAAATCTATTTCCCAATCATTAGATAAACTTACTAAATTATTAAATACATTTTTTGCCATTCCTCCATTTGATTTTTGTTCAATTGGATTAAATACTGGTACTGGAGCTTCAGGACATATCCTATTACATTCTCCATAAATAAATTTATCAGTACAACTATCTCCTATTACTAATATCTTCATATAACTTTAAATGTTTATTTGCAAAATCTTTTACTGGGTTTGATGTTATTGGTTTATATTTTAAAGGTGAATGTATTATATCTATAAGATTTTCTTTATCATCTAAAGCATTACCAGTTAAATAATCAATATAATTATCATAAATTCCCTCATAATGATCTAAATTAAAAGCCATTATTTTAATATTATTAGAAATAGCTTCTTTTAATACTATTGGATTACATTCCCAAGTAGATGTAAATAACATTAGATCCGCCATTTGGTAATATTCACTTACTTCATTTTCATTTTTTTCACCATGTATTCTTATATTTGGGGGCAAATCCTTCATTAATGGTTTCCAATATTCTTCAAAATTTTGTGCTTGGTTACCAACAAAATGAAATATATAAGTCCACCTATTTTAGCTATATCAATTGCATATTTTTGATTTTTTCCTGGTGTCCATAGACCAACATTTACAATATGATATTCACCTATTGATCTCCATCCTTGTTCTAATAAAATTTGTTGTTTTGATTTATTAGATATTATTGAATAGTCTATAGGATATTCTATTAATGATTTATTTTCTAATTTATCTTTAAAAGTTTTTTTAATATGATGATTTATAACAAAAGCATAACCATCAGGATTTAAAACTTTAGTGTTTATATCATGATCAATACTATGAAGAGTTTCTACTGTTTTCCAAGGACGTTTTTTATTATATAATTCTTTTTGCAATTCAATATTAAATGTACTATCCCCATATGTTGGCCATTTTTCAGGTAATTCTTCTAAATGAACAATATCGATATTTTTTTCATATAGATAATTAATTAAATTTTGTTGTTTATTAGTGTTTTCTTCTTTCCAATCAGCAAAATAACCACAACTATAAAAATTATCTTTTGGTAAAGCATTAATTATTTGGTTTCTCTGAACTGTGTACCATGTAGCTATTTGAGTAAATTCAAATACAAAAACTTCAATATCAGTATATTTTTGTAATGCTTGAATTCTTTTTAATAAGAATTGAGGCATTCCTCCTGTGCTTAAATGTGGTACTAAAAATAAAACTCTCATCTTAAAATATCTGTTGTTGAATAATCACCTACACGATCGAAATATACAATTTCTTTTGCATGTTGGCCACCTACTATTTCTTTTCCTTTCCAATCACTTCCTACTACTAGAATATCTGGTTTAGTTATTTCTACTAACCATTCTAAATGGTCCTTACTATCGAACACCATCACTTTATCTATAGCTTTTAAACTCTCTAAAGCATAAACTCTATCTTCTAATTTATTATAAGGTCTATCTGGTCCTTTATCTTGGGTCACTTTTTCATCAGAATCAACTCCAACAACTAAAATCTCACCTAGTGATTTAGCATAATTAAATAATTCAAAATGTCCTCTGTGGAGAATATCGAAACAACCATTTACCCAAATTTTCATAACTTTTTAGACCTTTATTATTTTATGTATTTTTGTATTTAACTGATTTAAATCATTGTGTTGGGTTAATAAAATACAATTTTTATAATGTTGCCAATCAACTTGGTAGTTTGTATCTACAACACCACCATTTAATTTTTTTATTAGCTCATTTAAAGCGTTAATTGTATATAATGTGTTTGATTCTTTTTTTCTATGTACTAAGATAGTATTATTAGGAATAGAGTGAACATTAGCTTGTTCAACATTATAAGTGACTACGAATTCGTCTTTCCCAATTATTTCTAATACAAAAAGCTTATTATATATGATGGTGTATTTTGATTTAATATCTTCTATTAAATCTTCTAGACCTTCTAAATCAGTAAATGTACAAAATAATTTATTATTCAAATCACTTAATATTTTGATACTATTAACAGTATCATAACTCGTATTATACGTATTGTAATTATCTGCCAAAATTGTAGTCATTTCCTTCATTTTCTTTTATGTTTAGTTTATATTTATTAAATACATTTCTAATTTGATTTAAAATTTCCTCTTCTCTTTCATCAAAATCAAACAAAAATGAATCATACGTATATAAAACTAGTTTTGTTTTATTATTTTTCAATATACTAAGTATATCCCACAACACCAAAACATTTTGAGATGTTTCCATATTTTGCAAAATATAATTAAATAATTTTTGTGGATTCATATTATCCAAATTTTCCTTTGAATAAACAAAATCCGAAATAGGGCACTCAATATACCCCTCATTTTCAAATACCTCCCAAGTATCCTTTACAAATTTTTCTATTTTACTAAAAAATTCCAGGTTTTTATAATTATCGAATACTCCTCCGTATAGTTGTTTAAATGTCAGCTCCTTTGCTTTTTGGTAATCTACGTTATACATTGAAGCAAAATGTTCATGAATATCACTTGTTGGGAACTCATAATCAATTAATCGAGCAGCTAAACTTGGGTGATAAGCACTTATATCTATTTCTACAAACTTATCATTCTGAGGTATAAAACTCTTTCTACAACCATTATCTTTATTTAGAGCAGCATAATTCACTCCCCTAAATTTATTTGATGGTCTTGTTGTTAATGTTTTTAAATTGTACTGTGTGTAAACTCGTTCACCATCAATGGAATGGAAATAGTCTCCGAATGTAGGTACGTGTACTCGAATTCCACATCTCTCGATAGCGTTGAATACCAAGGATACTCTATTGTTAAAGAATTCATCATAATCTGTGTTTTTATTATTTATATTGTCTTTTAAATCATTATATATCTGTTCACATAATTCATAGTGTTTTACAATAGGAATAAATCTATTTACGTCTTTATCCTTTTTGTGTCTACTATAAAAAATATCATGTGTTTTTGTTGTTGGTCGTATATACGTAGTAGGGGGTGTGTTTATGTCATAGAGAGTTTTAAAAGGAAAATAATGTAGTATCTCTTTTTTATCCCTACAATATAAAATATCAAATTTCTTTAATATTTTGTCTATATGCGTTTTTTCCGTATTAAATGATTCACTATGGTCAATACATACCATAAACCCTTTAAGCGCGTGTAATGGTCTAATATACACCAAAGACACGTTATTTTGCGATGGGTGTGTAAAATTATTAAAAGGAATTACCTCTATGAATGCTTCTTTATAACCACTATTGTAAAAACCTTTTAACTGTCCAATATCTTCTATAAGCCAGTACATAAAACATAATATACGAAACTATTTAGTAACCTCCACTTCTTCTTATACTTCTTTGCATTTTAACCTTTTCTTTTTTAGTTGGAGGAGAAACATATGGAGTTTTATTATTATCAATAAGAACTAAATAATCATGAATTTGGTCAATATGTTCTGCTCCTACCATTGGCCCTTTATCTGGGTGTACATGGTATAAACCTTTATATGGTTTACCTGTTCTTTTATTTTTGAATTCAGTACCATCTGTACTAAGATTAGTAAGAATTTCCCCAGTTGTATATTTAAAATATTGGCTATATCTTCCTTTAAAATATGATTTAAATCCTGGTAATAATAGATTATTTTGTTTTCTTTCTACTGTTAATTGATTTACTTTAAATGCA